TCACCGGCCTGTGACAGCAGCTCGTAGGCGCGCTTACGGGCCCCCGGAATGTCGTCGCTGCTCTTGAGGACGGCTACCGCGCAGCGGATCGTGATCTGCTCGCGGTCCCGTTCCCCTCCTGCCCCTTCGGCGACGAGTGAGGAATCGGCATCGCCTGCATCCTCACTGCCGGTGTAGCCGACCGATACGATCTCCTGCACCGTGGCCTGAGACGTCGACGGCCCGTCCCGCACCGTCACCCCGTCTAGGCCCGACCATTCCGAAAAAGTGGTAACCAGGGCATCCATGGCACCCGGAAGGCTGGACGTCCACGGCATCAGGCCACCCCCGGCAGTGGCGGGTCGAGGAGTTCCAGCGCCCGGCGCGGAACCGCGAAGCCGCGGCCCGGCGTGTACGCCTCGTTGTCGCCGCCAAGCTGCACACCCATCGTGCCGCGCTGCGTTTCCCACAGATGCTCGATGATGATCAAGCCTGCGAGGCGGTAGTCCTCAGGAATGGCGACCTCGCCCGCCTGATAGGTCACATCCACCGCGCCCGCGAGCCGCTCACCGGACGTGACCGACAGCAGGCCCGTTTCTTCGTCGACCAGCATGTCCGCGGTATCCCAGGTCGCCGAGCCGTCCGCCGCGGCCACCGACGTCAAAGACAGCACCGGTACCCGCCGGAGAAGCACCTCGCTGACCCGGCCGACCTGATGCCGCTCGACGATCGTGCGCCGGACCACGACGCGCCCGAGGGCCCGCTCCACCGCGCCCGTTGCCGCACCGATGAAACCTCGAAGCTCGTCGTCGTCATCAGTCTCCGACGGCCTCATATTCAACTGGGCTCGCGCGTCCGCCAGCGACACAATGCCGACCGGCATCGCAGGCTGCACATCGAAGACGTCCGCATACGCAGTCGTCGGCCCGCTGGTGGCGAGCCGCCACACGTGTCGGCCGGCCTGGACGGTCACGTAGTCGACACGGACCTGCCCGATGGTCGTCGGCACTGGCACGCCAGGGCTGACCGTGGCCCCATCCGGCAGCATGATCGTGAGGTCTGCGGAGGACGGGTTCGTGGGAGCGCCGGATGCGTCGGCGACGTCGACGGCCACCTGGTAGACGGCTCCGAGGTCGATCACTGTGCCCCTCCCCTCGCTGTCGGTACGGCGGGCGTTGCGCGCCGCGCCCGAGGTCCGGCAGGCTCTCCGCGGCGACCCTCGGGCTGGGCTCCCGCCCCTCTCCGTGAACTGCCACGAACGATCGCCCCGGCAACTTGTCCGGAGGCGTGGAGGCCGGCGGTGACAGTCAGACTGCCTCCGGATACGGCTCCGATCGTTCCGGCGGCAACCAAGGCGGCCGTGCCGGTGAGTGATGCGTCGAGGTGGCGACCGATCGAGCCTGCTGCGGCCAGGGTCGCGGTCACGGTGAGCGCCGCGTCGCCCGTGCTGCTGGTGGCCACCACGCCTGAGGCTGACAGTGCAGCCGATACGGCGAGGGCGGCCGATCCGGACGCGCCTCGGACACCGTCTGCCGTCAGGCCGGCGGTGGCCAACAGGCCGGAGGCGCCAGTCGTAGCGCGCACGCCGTCGGCAGTCAGACCTGCGGCGATCCCGAGACTGGCGCTCCCAGCGGTGCTTCGGACGCCATCAGCGGTCAGGGATGCCGTGGCGGTCAGTCCAATGTTGCCGGAAGTGGCTCGCTGGCCGCTCGCGGTCAGTCCGGCCGTGGCCGCCAGCGCAGAATCACCAGCCGTGGCGCGCAGGCCCGACGCCGCCAGGCCTGCTGTCGCAGCCAGCGCCGATGAGCCGCTGGCACTTCGCAGGCCGCTGGCGGACAGGGAGGCCGTGCCCGCGAGGGCGGCATCGCCCGTGACGCCGCTGGTGACGTCGGCTGCGGCGAAGTCGTCGAAGCGGAGTGCGGATGCCGAGTCGGCGCGAATGCCGACGCTGACGCCGGCCGTGACGGCGGTGTTGGTGACGGAGACACGTTGGACGCCGCCGACGAATCCTTTGATCGTCGAGCCGATCGCCTGAACCTTGGCGATGTCGCCCGGTGCGGCTGCTGCCGTATAGGTACCGATGCTGGTGAACGACCCGCCTACGACCTGGAACAAGTCCCACGACGTGCCGTTGTTGCGCCACAGGTAGCCCTGAGTGATCGTCGTGTTCCCGCGGCACCACACACCCTGGCTCGCCGCCGTGGTCGCCGCGATCGTGAACTGGGCGGAGTTGTCGTTGGTGGCCATCGCGCCGGTAGCGCGCAGGACGATCGTGCCGCCCGCCGCGCCCGGGGAGAGTTGGTTGGAGACGATCGACCAGGTGCCGGATACCTGAGTCCAGTTGGCGCCCGGGCCGCCGTCGGCCCTGTTGAAGTCGTCGGTGAAGGTCGTCATGAGCCCTCCCCGTCAGGGCGTCATGCCGCCTGTGCCGCGAGGGAAACCCCGAGCGTGGCCAGGGTGAACTGATCGGCAGAGGCCCACGCCTTCGACGCCGTCAACACGATCGAGTACAGGAACGTCCCGGCGGTCGACGCCGTCCACACGGAGATGTGGGTGAGGGTCTCGCTCGCGCCTCCATTGGTCCAAGCCGACGGCGGCGTGCCCAGCGACAGAGCCGAGCCCGACGAAGAACTGGAGAGTACGCCCGAGTTGCGGGTCGTGGATCCGACGCTGATGTTGGCGGTGCCGGCGGCACCCGGGTCGCCGGTGTGCAGTTGCACGAAGGTGCCTGCGACCGCACTGTATGCGGCGCCGCCATTGCCGGTGGTCCGCTGCGTGTTGAGCCATCCCGAAACGAGGCTGGGAGCGAGTCCTACGGTCACTGCTCGACCTCCTCGATCTCAGGCTCGGGCTCGGTCTCAGGTTCGGCGGCGTCATCGGCGGTGGGCTGCGCGGGAGTGACCTCGCCGGAGGCCTCCAGCGTCACGACGAATACCTGCTCTTCCACCGCTACTTGACCTCAGCAGACTGGGACGCGGTGCGCTTCGCTGCGGCCTTCTTCGCCGCCGTCGGCTTCTCTTCCACGCTCGCCGGTTCCGGCTTCGATGCCACAGCGGCCTCTGGAGGCCGCGGCTCCGCCGTCGTGCGAGGCGCCGGCTCCTGGACCTTCTCCTCGGGCTCCGCCTGCTTCTCGACGTCGTGGCCGTACTGCTCGCGCAGCACGTCGGCGACCTGCGCGGCGTCCTCGGTGCGCTTCGCGCGGGTGTAGGACTCGTACTCGTCGATCAGCGCCCGCTTGTAGCGGTTGTCGATGGCGTTCACAGCTCGCTCACCTGCTCAATCTCCGGGAGTTGGGCGTAGTACTGGTCCTTCGCGGCCCGGCGCATCGCCGGGCGCTGTCGGGTGCGGTGCTCCAGGCGGACATCCCACAACGGCTCTGCGGGCTCCTGCTTGTGCACGCTGTCGTTGCCGACCAGGGCCCGAACGCGGCCGTCAGGTCCCGGCACGGTGACGACGTAGTGGGCCTGCTGGATACGGATCCCGGGAAGCGCCCGGAAGGCGACACGGATCGGGAACTGCGAGTCCTGACCGTCATCGATGCCCCGCTCCCACATCGTGACCTCGGCAACATCGCGCTCAGTTGCGGCCAGCAGGGCGCGGGTGTCGGGCGGGACTGTCGTGAACACCTCGTCGGCGTCGACCCGGACGAACCAGTCGTTGCCCGGCTCGGCGATCGTCATCGCAAGGTCGAACATGAAGCCACGCTTCTCGACCTCGTTGCCCCACCACGGCTGGCGCGGGGCGTGAATCGTGCAGCCGATTCCGGCACCCGCAGCAGTCCGGGCAATGGTGTCCGCCTGCTCCGAGCCCGACGCCGGTTTCCGGATGGCGCCGGGGAAGCGGGCGTATGGGCCATCGACGGCCACCAGGTGGTCGCAGAGCTTGGCGAGACCGGCAACGCACTCGGCAAGCCACGACGCGGGCTCCTCGTACCAGGACAGCAGGCCGATGACCCTCATCCGTGCACCCCCATCCAGCCGCCCCGGGGGTTCTTCAGGAAGACGCCCGGGATGTTCCAGACCTCGATGACGGCTCGAAGTTCCGCGTGGATGGTGCCCGGGGCGTGCCCGTTGCCGCAGTCGTGGACGATGCACACCGATCCCGGTTTGCCGTGCTCCGCCCACACGTCGAATTCGACGATGCGATGGTCGGGAGCGCTGTCGAGGATCAGCATGTCGGCCGCTTCGAGTTCCGCCTGGCCGGGCGAATCCCACTTCTGGTTGGCGGGCGGCTGCCGCCATGCGTTGTCCGACTCGTACCCCAGGTAGGTGCACGAGCCCAGGTCCAGATGCCCCGTGAGGCGACCCACGCCGACACCGGTCTCGACGACAATCGCGGGCTGCAGCATCCGCTGGAGCATGCCGACGAAGCGGCAGAAGTCCTGCTCCGGCGACCACTCGTCCCACGACAGCCAGCCGAGCTCGGCGTGCGGCGTGAACTGCTTCTCGTCCTGCATGGCACCCCCGTCGGGGCCGAGCTTCGACCCGGCCCCTTCCATGATCAGAAGGTCGGAGAAACCAATCCCGTGCCCCCAATTTCGACCACCGAAGCCGGGTACCGAGCGGCCGTGAAGGCCAGGTAGCCGTACACCTGCAGGCGGACCGTGAGGTTGCCGGAGCCGACCTCGGGCAGCACGCGGGAGCGGATGCCCGACTCGTACAGCAGGATGTCGCTCGCGCGCAGGACGTGGACGACGTCCTCGTTGGTGCCCGCGCCCAGGTTGGTGGGCATCGACGGGTCGGTGACGACCGGCAGGCCGTGCATCTGGCCGACGATCTGCTCGGCGGCCACCGCCCCGAGCGTGGCGACCGCGTTCTGCGGGTTGCCGGCGTCCGGGACGACCAAGGGGCGGCCGTTGGAGTCGGATGCCGCGAGCAGGGACGCCCACCGGCGCGGGTGCATCACGATCACGGTCGGCGCCATGAAGCGCAGGGTGTGGACCCGCTGCACCGCATCCGCGATCTTGCTGTAGAGCTTCGCTACGGTCGGCGTCGCATCCGTGTACGTGATCGTCGTGATGCCCGACGTGGCACGGACACCCGTGACCTGCCCGGCCGACCCGGAACCGGAGATCACCTGCAGATCGGTCTTCGTCGCGTAGTCGGCGACCAGGTCACGGAAGATGACCTCGTCGAACGACACCGGAGACTGGTCGAGGAGCTGGATCGCCACGTCCTGCTGGCCGGCGATCGTGCGCACCGGGGCGTTGATGAACGTGTCGGTCGCGTCGGTCTCCTGGACCGCCGCGTTGTCCGCAGTCTGTGCGGCCGTCGCGGTCCCGGTGGCGACCTTCGGGATGTTGATCGAGTCGGTTCCGCCGGGCAGCGGCTGCTTGTTGACGATGTTCGCGTAGGCGCGGCCCGCGCGGGCCAGCTCCACGAACTGCGACATCAGCCACAGCGGCGGGACGAAGTAGCCGCCGTTTCCGTCCGTGCGGTTGAGGTCGCGGTACTCGGGGTTCACCGCGTCCGACGACACGTCCAGGGCGTGCCGCTGCAGCCGCTCGCGGGAGCCGCCGTCGGCGTCCATGTTGAGCTGGACGCGCGCCAGGTCCTGCAGGTAGGAGCGGCCGTTGCCGCGCTCGTAGATGCGGCCTTCGTTCACCGCGCTCACCCGGGCGGATGCACGCTTCACGGCGAGCGCACCCTCGGTGAGCTTGCTGCTGCGCTCTTCCTCCTCGGTGAGCTCCTTGATGCGCTCGTCGAGGCCGCCGAGGTCGCCGTCCTTGGCCTTGATCTGCGCGGTGAGTTCGCGGTGCTCCGCGTCCTCCTCGGGGAGGAGGTCGTCGCGGTGCTCCTCTTCGGCGAGGTCGGTGATGGCCTTTCGCTTGGCCACCAGCTGCTCGCGGTCCTTTGCGGCCTGACCGCGCTTGGCGATCAGTCGCTTGAGTCGCTCGTCCATGGGCATGGCGAGCCCTCCAATCAGGAGAAATCGGTTGATGAGGGCGGCCAGTGCCAGGCCGTGTGAGCGGTCGCCGGCCAGTGCCAGGCGTGCGACAGCGCCGCGATCAGTGCCAGATCACGGAAAGAAGTGGGGAGCGCCGGTCAGCCGGCGTCGTTGAGGTGGCGGCGCAGGTGCGCTTCCACCGCGGCTCGCTGCTCTTCGGGAAGATCCGAGTCCGCAAGCTGCGTGAGGGCGATGCGCGCCGCGGAGAGGCTGGCCGGGGAGCCGATGCGACCCTCGTGGTGCGGGAACCGGTACGACGTGACCGCCGCCGGGTCGCCGGCCGGGTCCACCCAGGCGTGCATGTACCGGAGAACCAGCTGGTCTTCGGGGGCCGCATCGAGGGCGGCGCGGGAACTGAAGGCGCCGTCACTGACCGGGGTCGAGTGGGACGGGATGTGGGCGGCCAGACGCACCGTTCCACCCTCGTCCGCCTCCATGGCCCGCGCCTCTGCGAGCGTCAGCCTGTGCACCTTCGGCTGAGGTGTCATGGACCGGTGAAGGGCGAGCACGGCATCCCGGGCCCGCGTCAGCCGGTCCGCGTCGAATCCGTTTCCGGATCGCAGCTCGGCCATCGCGGCATCGGGATCGAGCTCGGCGAGTACCTCCAGGGCGTCGGCCGCGCTGTTGAGCTGAGCGCTGGTCGCCGGATTCGCGCCGAAGTTCACAACGGACACGTCGCCCTTGTGGAGGGACACCTCCGTCAGGGTGCGCTCGCTGTCGTCGTCGGACCAACTGTCGGCCTTCACCCGGAACGCGAACGACATCTCGTCCATGTCCTTGCGCTTCATCTTCGGCATGAGGCGCTGCACGTCCGGGTCGCTTGGGTCGAGGCTGGCCTCGACGTGCAGTCCGGTCGAGTCGGTCGCCAGCCGCAGCGTGCCGGACTTGGTGCGCGCCAGCGGCATGCCGTCGTGGTTGATGAGGAGGTGCAGGTCCGGCTTCGCAGCCAGGGTGGCGTCGAAGGCGCCCGGATCGACACGCTCGGTCCAGCCGTAGGGCGGCCCGCCGAGCACGTCGTAGCCGTTGTTGAACACGCTCGCATACCCGGTCAACTGGAGTTGGCCGTCGGTGCTGCGCAATTCGAACTGGCCGCTGGCGATGCCGCGCCGCTCGGGAGAATCCAGCAACTGATGCCGGTCAACCATGGTCCTCTATCCCCTCTCGGGTCCTGATGAGACGCGGCGTCCACGGCTCGTTGCTGCGAATGGCGGGGGGCGAAATTTTCGCGCCGGCGGCGATCGGCAGCGGCGTGTAGTCCTGGCCTGCGCCGTTCGGCAGTGGCGGCTCGTCCTCTTGCGCCCGCAGGCCGTCGATGTTGTCCCAGCCGATCAGGCGCTTCTTCTCGTAGACCTCGAAGCGAGTCGCCATGTCGGCGCGGATGAGCACGTCCGGGTCGAACTTCACGTACTGGCCGCGCGGCAGAAGCGCACTCAGGTGCGACTCCAGCAGGGCCAGCCACGGCAGCAGCGAGAACTGCACCAGCTCGATCTGCCGCTGCTCCGGCGAGCTGTACGACATCGATCCGCCGGTCTCGCCGCCGATCATCTCCGGCGGGATCCCGTAGATCGAGGCGATCGTCGTCGCGGTCAGCCGCATCGTCTGCACGAATTGCGCCTCGTTCGGCGAGACCGTGGTTGCCGTGTAGTCCCAGTCCTTGCCATACACGATCGGCTCATGCGACCGGATGGCCTGCACCAGGCGCCGCTTGATGACGTTCGCGTCCTTCTGATCTACCGTCTGCATGTTGTTCTTGAACTGACCCGGCGGCACCCCGCCACTGCGGTACCAGTCGTCGGAGAACTGCTGCGCGGCCAGACCCGTCGACACCGTCACCGCATACGAGCCGATCGGCGACAACCCCCACACCCGGCCCGGCAGTTGGAACCACGGAATATGGACGACGTCCTCGTTCGGCAGCCGCTGCCCCAGATAGGAGAACTTGGGGTTCGTGAACGAGCCCGGCTCCCCCATCGACGCCAGCCGGTCCTCACACAACACGAACGCCGGATCCAACCACTCAATCTGCGTCGGGTACTCCAGATAATCCCGGGCCGTCACCACCCCGACCGCGTTACCGCGGTACGCCAACGACGTCACCGCACGGAACACCCAGTCATGCAACGTGCCCTGCGCACACGGCTGCGTGAACAGCGACGGCAACGGCAGAGACTGCTTCGAGTCGCCCATCTGCCGGTACACGCACAGCGGCATGCCGGAAATCGTGGCCGCCAGCAGCCGGCCCGCGGCCAGCACGGGGCCGAGCCGTAGTGCCCCGTCCTCGTTCAGTGCCGCCGGCGACGCCAGCGGATCCGACGGCCACGACACTGTCGACGAGTCGATCGCCCGCTTCTCGCCGTCGCGCCGCAACAGTCCACGGAAGGGATTGCGCATGAAGCACTCCCTCCGTCAGAACACCGACTGCAAAACGTCGTATTGGCTGCCCTCAAGCAGATGGGACCGGGTCACATAGCTCCAGCGGGCCAGGGTCATCGCCACCAGCAGACTGATGTCGCCCTCTACGCCCTTCGCCGTCCAGGCGATCGTTTCTCCGGTCTGACGGGTCTTCGCCGAGGCGACCGCCACATCCAGATGCCGGTTCGGCACCACCCGGAAGTTCTCCTCGCGGACCGCCTCCAGCAGCTGGCCCGCCGCCGCCGCCATGTCGACCGCGCTCGTCACCGCCAGATCGCCCGCCTCCGGCGCCTCCAGATCGTCCGGCCGCTGGAACCCGGCCTTATCGAGCGCCGTCTCCAGGAACGCGAACGTGCCCCGACCCATCGCCAGCGCCACCGGCCCCAGCGTGTCCCTGAGCTCTACCAGGCGCGGCAGTAGCCACTTCGTGCCGGGCCGATAGTCGGCGACCTGCGTGTGACCCAGGCCGTCCTCGCGCAGCCCGTACACACAGACCGCCGCATAGTCTCGGAGCGGACTGATGTCGATGCCCACGGACACGCCGGCGTCACGGTCACGCTGCGAGCGTCCGTCCATCAGGCGCGCCCACACCGCAGGATCGATCACGGCGTTGCCCTGCGAGACCTTCGGCCAGATGCACAGCCGCTCCCGCGCGAAGCCCGCGTTGCCCATGGAGCGGCGCTCCCGCAGGATCGTCTCCTCGGTCAGCCGCATGCCCAGCGCCGGATTCGACGCCGCCCACAACGTGCGGTCGTCCAGGTCGATTTCGTCGAGGCTGTCCAGGTCGCCTGCGACACCCCAGTCGCGCCAGCCCAGACTGTCGTCTCCGCCCGCGTCCGCCCGGCGTTTCAGGTTGAACATGACCTCGCCGGACTCGCCGTTCAACGGCGGCGACGACGTGTAGATGATTTGCGCGTTCGGGCGGGCCGCCATCGCCGGCATCAGCGCATCCTGCTGCTCGGCCGTGAACGCGAACGACTCGTCGATGATGACCAGGTCGCCGGAGAAGCCACGGCCCGAACCCTTCGACCGGGCCACGAACTTGATGCGGGCCTCGGTGTCGAGGCGCTCGAATCCCTCTTCGCCGTTCGTGTTGACGACCTTGACGATGACGCCGTCGACGTCCCACAGGTTCTCGTTGTTCGGATTGACCTGCTTGCCGAGCCTGCGCAGCAGTGTCCGGCAGCGGCGGAACGCCTCCATCGACGTCTTGTACTCGTGAGCCGACCACATGACCAGCTGCTCGCCCAGCAGCAGGAACCCGGCCAGGGCGCGGATCTCCAGGATCGAGCCCTTGCCGTTCTGGCGGGCCACGATCTCGCCGTACTCGTAGCACGCCCATTTGCCGTCATCGCGGCACGCCAGCATCAGGTTGACCGCGTCCGCCTGCCACGGGTCCGCGACCAGACCGGCCTGCCGTGCCAGCTCGCACGCCTCCGGGCCCAGCGAATACTCGTAGGGCGGCGACAGTTCAACTCTGGGCCTGAGTGCGCCTTTCAGCGATTCGCGCCGAGAGGTCCGAGACACCAGCACCCCCCGAGCTTCCGGCCGAAGCCGACGGCGATGCCCCAGATGCCTTCTGGACCTGGCGAATCTCGGCGACAAGCCCCCGAAGGGCGGTCGCCTGCTGCCGAGACTCCGCGAGCAGGCCCGAGATATCCGCCGATCCGCCCTCGTCCTCATCGGACGGTTCGTCGAAGCGGCGGATGAGCGTGTCGAGCACGTCCAGGCGGTCGGTCATCCGGCAGGCCTCTTCGAGGAGTACCAGGTGGGCCGGGGGAAGGTCGCCGGCCTCGGTCATCCGCTCCCAGAGCCTCGCACCGCGCTCACCAAGACCGACCATGATTCTTTACCCCCATGATCAACTAGCCCATGATTCATTACGGGGGGGAGAGGATTTTTAGGTGTGGGCGGGGTCAAAGCGGGACAAGATCAAAAAACCGGTTCAAGATCCACATCTCGCGTTTCCGCAGGTCAGAGGCGTCTCGCGTCCATTGCGAAGCTGGCGCGGGGCTTCGACCGTGCTCTGAGCTGGTTCGACTTGGCCGTGTTGCACCGTCGGTGCGCCAACCTGCAGTTCGAGCGGTCCAACGGGTCGCCGCCCTCCCACAGTTCGCGCACGTGGTCCACGGTCCGGCCCATGGGATGCCGACGCCCGTCGAGCATCTGGTCGACCCACTTGCCGCACCACCAGCAGTGCGTCTCTTCGGCATAGACCTGGGCTTGCACCTTCCACCATGCCGTGCCTGCACGTCCCTTGCTGTAGGTCACGGCTACCTCCAGGCCTGGGCTACTGCTGCACCCTGCCACCTAGCGCCTTGGCCACCATGGGTGCGAGGCGCTGGCTGTCTGCCCGTGCGGCCTTGGTGGCGGTGGGCAGGCTGACGGCCCACTTGTCACCGGTGACGGCTACACCGCCGAAGCCCTTCGAGATGCCCGTCCATGCCTTCAGTGCCTGCGCGTTGGGGAACATGTTGATGCCGCTGTCGCCCACTGCCGGCTGGCCTGCTTTGTCGGTGACGGTGAAGTCGTATGTGGTGCCGCCGACTTCGCTGATGTACGTGTCTTCAGTGCTCTTGTGCAGCATGGACACGGTGAGTCCGTTGGCGTCCAGCGTGTCTGCTATCTGCTGTGCGCTGCGGTAGTGGCGCACCGTGGGCTGGCTGCCGCACGCGGTGGCTGCGGCTGTGACGAGCAGGGCTGCGCAGACGGTTCTTCTCAGGTCCATGGTTCCCCCTGGCTTACGTGCCGAGGGGGCATCATGCGCTGGTTCGTGGTGCGCGGTCCAGGGCCGGGTCAGTGCCGTAGTCACCGGCGGCAAGCCGTTCGGGCTGGCGACAGATGTTCCAGTCGCATGGGGTGCCGGGCTCGATGTGCCAGCACTGCACTGGCGGGTCGTCCAGTTCGTCGTCCGGGATACCACCAGGGGTGGTCACGTCCGCCTCCACTCGCGACACCAGGTCAGCCCGCAATCGATGATCTTTGGGTCGGCGTACTGGTCGGCGAAGTCGCCATGAGGAGGGCTCGGAGTGATGCCGAGTTCTTCTTCGAGGCGCCGAATGATTGCCTGCGATGGTGCGTCATGGGTCGAGCATCGTCGCGCGATGCGGCGCAGGAGCCCGACGGGCAAGAGCCTCACGGGGTCAGCCTTCGCCACCTGATGCTGAGTCCGTCGGCCGCGCCTGCCTGTTGACCCAGAACCAGATTTCGCGGCCTTCTCTGGTGTTGATCTGTTCGGCACCGTGGAGGTAGCTGACGCGTGCGACGTTGGTGGCGCGCGCTATGGCGTCGTGTGCGGCCTTCATGTCCTGGCGTGTA